CTTCTGCTGAACCAAAAAGAGAAGCTTATTTGTACGACTATTTGGTGCAAGAAACTGCATATGCATGTTGTTTGCAAGAACTTTACGGTATTACCGTGAAGCAACTCGTTACTATTGTTGCATGTGAAAATGGAGAGACGCAAGTGCATGTCACTCCTCCCAAAAAAGAATACTTGCTCAAACTAATCCAGTACATAGACGAATACCAAACCCGATATGGAAAAAAAGAATCTACTAGCAGATAAATTTATGACAAGCGCGAAGTTCTCTCAAGAGGTAGAAAAAATAGCACTCACTAATTTAGATATGAATTATATTGATGCTGTGCTACACCTATGTGATATCAATGAAATTGAAGTTGAATCTGTGTCTAAACTAATTTCAAAACCATTAAAAGAAAAACTAAAATGTGAGGCACAGAAGTTAAACTTCATTAAAAAAACGTCCAGAGCAAAATTAATGTTAGTCTGATGAGTGAATTTTTTAAATCCGAACTAGTAAGAGGAGAGATCCAAGAGATGACATCACTGCAGGAGTTTTGCTTCCGCTGTGCAATGAATTTAAATCTTCTGGATCACGATAGAAAACTAGAATACTTTGACGCTTTAGAATTACTAATTGAAAAGCAGAAAATTTTTCATGCACGAGTTTGCTTGAGTGATGATCCTGAAGCAAAATCTGTGGCAGAAAGTATTAAACAAGCAGTCGTTTTGCTTGGCGGTGATGAAAATTTACGAGCAACTGATATGTTTGATGAACTGCTCGGTAAAGTCCGTGAGTTTAAAGACATTCTTAAAAGCGGCACAGAGAGTTGACGCCTGACTCTGTGCCTGTTATAATGACTAAGTGATAGGGCATCACACAAACCAAATCCAATTCAATCTAAAAATCCTATGTCTTTTGCAGACCTTAAGCGTAAATCCCAGACCAACTTTGACTTCCTTCAAAAGGAACTAGAGAAATCATCCAGCGGTAAAAACGTTGATGAACGTTTCTGGAAACCAGAGGTTGACGCTTCTGGAAATGGATACGCTGTTATCCGTTTCCTTCCTGCCCCAGAAGGTCAAACCCTTCCTTGGGCAAAACTATACTCCCACGCCTTCCAAGGTGTTGGTGGGTGGTACATTGAAAACTCTCTGACTACACTCAACGAGAAGGATCCCGTTGGTGAAGTGAACCGCCGTCTCTGGAACAGCGGTGCTGATGAAGACAAAGAGACTGCTCGTAAGCAGAAGCGTAAGCTTCAGTATTACAGCAACATCTATGTCGTGAAGGATCCTAAGCACCCTGATAATGAAGGTAAAGTATTCCTTTACAAGTATGGCAAGAAGATCCATGATAAGATCCTCGCTGCTATGCAACCTGAGTTCCAAGATGAGACACCAACTAATGTCTTTGACCTTTGGGAAGGTGCTAACTTTAAACTGAAGATCAAGAAAGTTGCAGGTTACTGGAACTATGATTCTTCTGAGTTTGATTCTGTCTCTGCTCTGTCAGCTGATGATGATCAACTAGAAGCAATCTGGAAGAGTGAGCATTCCCTTGAGGCATTCACTCACAAAGATCAGTTCAAGTCTTATGAAGATCTTGAGAAGCGTCTGAACATGGTGCTTGGTATCACTCAACGCACTGCTGCTCCTACAGTAGATAGTGAAGAGTATGAACCAGTCGCTGCTACTGGTGGGTTCAACGATCCTGACATCACTGGTGGATCTTCTTTCCGTCAGCAGATGAGTGCTCCCTCTCCCGTCAAGGAAGAGGCAATCGTTGAGGATGATGATGCCCTGTCCTACTTTGCACGTCTTGCAGAGGAGTGATGGGAGAAGCAGTACACGCTTGGAACTCCATGTCCTACGGAGAGGGGTTCCTCTTCTCCGTATGGGTCATCGGAATGTATTATGTTAAATTGAGAATGGATAAATTCATTAAGTGAAAAAGATTGCTTCTGTTATCTTTCACCCAGTTACAATCGTAAACCTAACTTTAGTTGGGACCTTAGGATTGATTGAGTTAGTCCACACTAAAGCACACCTTACTATAGAAACAGATGTGCATGGTCATGTTCACAGAGCACTACAAAAAAACCCAGAACTAGCAACACCTGCTTGCTACAAATTGGGTTTTTCAAAACGATAAAACTGGGAAAATTTTCCCGGCATATTTTTTACTCAAAAGGTCGCGCTAAACCGCGACCTTTTTTAGTTTCTCGGTTATAAAATCTGAAGACTCTGCATATTTGTTTGCAGATTTAAATTCCTCTACAAATCTAGTAAAGTATGCTGGTCTTAGCATAAAAATTTCTCTTTTCTTTTCATTTTCATCATTTTCATATTCGTAGTTAGATACTTCTCTACAAACAGTATTTCCTGGAACAGTTATTAACTGTGATCCATTCCAATATTCAAATGGAGCATCGTAAAACGTTTTATCAACAACAATTCCCTCTTCTAGAGCATTAACTGCAATCCCATCAATCGTTTGACCTGATGGAACTTCAAATGTTACATAGTGATGAGTACCTGAGTATGCTTCATCTCCATACTTATCTTCAGCATATTTTTGTAGAACAGTAGTTGATACAGGGGTGGAAAATAATGGATTCACTAAATTATTTGTTAATACAATTACCCAATCATAATTAGTATCACCATAAAAATCATTGGATATAGTATCTAATCTATCACTGTCTGTTATTGTATACTTTGTATAATATGTACTATAATCAAATAGATCTTTGTTGATTTTAAATCTACGAAAGAAATTCTTTGCAGTAACGTAATCAGATTCCGTAAACGGATAACTGATTGGTTTTATATCGTATTTAATATCGGGAATAAGAGAAAAATACATTAGAATCCTGCTTGAATTTCGCTACTGAATATGAGTTTTGTTTCTACAAATTTAAGGGTAATTTCTGTTGCAACTGGAGAACCGTCGCCATATGTAGCATATGTTCCATCTGGTGTGTAGTTTACTTGTACTCCAGTGATTGCACATGGTTTGTATTGTGCAATATTAGTATTTGAACCTGATCCTGTCATGAAAGTAAACTTACATAGATTTGGAATTCTAATAAAATTGGAAGCCCCAGAATCAAGTGGTTTGTCCTTATCACCAATACCCGTAGTCTTTGCTGTTCCCGCTCCATATTTGGGTAAAGAAGCAGTTCGGAATGCATCACAAATCATTTTAATTTGTTTTGCTTCATCTGCTGTTTGAGGAACCATTTTAAATACCATACCAATCTCTCTTAAATCTGGAGAGTCATATAGTAGTTCTGCATTGGGGTTTAAAACTATACCTCTAGTTGAACCTGTAATATCATTTATACTTAAATTACCACCAACACCTGGAATACGATTTAATGCGGAAGTTTTTAATGCAGCAAGTGCTGATCCCAGTGCTCCGTCATCAATAGTTCTTCCCAGTGCGCTTAAATCTCCTCCTGCTGTTCTAATAGCATTAGCACCTAGCCTAGTAAACTTTTTACCATTCCAATTTTGTTTCTGTTCAGTACTCAAATCTTGAGGCATAGGTAATATAATTCCTGACACTGTACCACCTGGCACTGGAATATCTATTGAGGTTAGACTATCTATAGATTGATTATACTCTCCAAGACCATTAGGAAGACGATCCCCACTATTTTTAAACGGAGGTTTGTATTCTGAAAATTGGAATAAAACATAATCAGTGTTGTTTGATATTACATTACTATTCTTTGAAGGATATCGTGCATAGTTGGTGAAGTCACCACCTAGATTACCAGAATTTGTCTGTTTTAATTCTGCTTCATCAGATGTTGTGCTTTCGGCAATTGGTTGTTTTGTGTCTTTATCAACCTCTCTACCCTCATAACCTTCTGGTGGCGTCCAATTAACGGGATAAAATGTCCTGTTACCGGCATTAAAAATGTAGTATTTACCGTTAGAACCTTTATAGTAATCGCCTTTTGTTAGTTGAAATGCCATCTATTTTACCATCTCGGTATCTTTACGGTTGCCATATCCACGGATGATTCTCCTTCCTCTGATGCGATCGTAGTAGTTATCATCTGTCTCTTCCCATACAAGTTCTTTAGTGTATGGAAATCTACCGGCACTACCTTTTACATTACGAACAAAGTTTTCAATAGGAAGTAGTATTGCAGTGTCCCATTCTGCTGCTGCAAGGTCAAGCATCATACCATCTACTTGACTGGTTAAGTATTTATGGAAGCATCGCTTAGGAACATCAATTCTTCCTTCCATTAATTTTTTAATAACCATTATACGTTTCTTTGGTGCCATATAATGTAAATTGACACCCCAAAATTCATCGGGTGATGCTTTCATCACATATACTAGCGGAAATGTGTCATAATATGGCAACCATTTTGTTTTTGCTTTGTATTCAAACATATAAAGGTGACCAGAGACTGCATATGCTCTAAGGATATTTTCATCCGTTTCTTCTTCCTTACCTCTATTATCTATTCGTTCATCTCTTATAATCTTT